GAGATGCACACCATGAATGGAAGCTAATCACATTATTGATTCGAGTATCAAAGTCATTCGATTCTTTCAGCACCAGACCATAGGGCATGAAATCTTCAAAACAAATTTTACACTCACCAGCCGTACTCACCTGTGCCACGCACTTTTCCATGTGCATGACATGATAGACTGTTGCTTCGCCCATTGCTTTCACCACCTATTTGACCAATGCACGCCGTCTTTTCTACTATTGTACCGTCTTTCTACTTGTAAAACAAGCCTGTTCTGCATACTGCAATCCAAAAAATCTCACCCAGATAATATAACCATGATACGAAACCTCTGAGCCGAAAGACTCAGGGGCTATTTTTATGTCTGGAGGTGATTTTCCATGCTGTTCCGTATCATCGTTGTCATCATCACTATTACGATTTCGTTCTAAGCTGTATCCGCGCAGAAAGGAGATGTCCCCATGAACTTTTTACCTGAGCTCATTCAAAAACTTGGCACGGTTCTTGTTGAAGTCCTCGTGCTGATTGCTGAAGAAGTCGAAAAGAAAAACTAACGAAAACAAATCAAAAAAGGAGACTTTACTATGTCCGCAAATGTTGAAACCATGTTCTCTGTCCGTGAGACCCCTTGGCATGGCCTTGGCCGTATTGTCATGGATGCCCCTGCAAGCCGTGAAGCCTTGGAACTGGCTGGTCTGGATTGGCAGGTAGAGAGCCGTAATATCTATTCTGGTACAGGTGCTATGATCCCCGGCTATCGTGCCAATGTCCGCAGCACCGATGAAGCTGTTCTGGGCGTGGTGTCTGACCGCTACCGCATTGTGCAGAACGAAGAAGCGTTCCAGTTCACCGATGACCTGCTGGGTGAGGGTGTCACTTACGAAACGGCCGGTTCTTTGCAGGGCGGCAAGAAGGTCTGGATGCTGGCGAAGCTGCCGGAGAAGTACATCATCACTGGAGACGAAGTGACCCCCTATCTTGTGTTCTTCAACAGCCATGATGGCAGTTCTGGTGTAAAAGTCGCTATGACCCCAGTTCGTGTGGTCTGCCAGAACACCCTGAATCTGGCTCTGGGTACTGCAAAGCGCATCTGGACTGCTCGCCATACCGAAAACATTCTGCTCCGGGTGCAAGATGCTCGTGAAACCTTACAGCTTGCCAACAGCTATATGGGGGAACTGGGCAAGGGCATCCATGAGCTGACCACCATCAAGCTGTCTGATCGCAAGGTGCAGGAGTTTATCAACGAGTTTTTCCCTGTCACCGAAGATCTGACCGATGGCCAGCGGAAGAACAACCTGCGCTTGCAGGAAGATTTGAAGGCCCGCTATTATAATGCACCCGATCTGGAGTGGGTCGGTAAGAATGGCTGGCGGTTCGTAAATGCCGTATCGGATTTTGCCACCCATGCAGACCCCATCCGTAAAACTCGCAACTACAACGAAAACCTGTTCCTGCGCACCGCAGAGGGCAATCCCATGCTCGATAAAGCCTACAAAATGGTGCTGGCAGCAGCATAAAGGAGGACGTATGAACGATGTGAGCAACCGGGCTGTCCGGGAGTTTTCTGAGTTCCTGAATAGCATTGAAGCCGATTTTCCAAAGCCTACTTGCACTACGGCATACGAGATCACGATGAAAAGCACCATTGTCAGTGCCCTGATTACGCTGGATACCGAAAATCAGATGGACGAGCGTTTCTGGAACCATCTCCGGGTGCAGCGGAACATTCTGGATTTCCTGTATGCCCTGTGGCTGGATGATGACCGCACCTTAGTGGATGAGTTTTCCACCATTATCAAAGACTTGGTGGAATATGATTTCTCTATCACAGAAGAACAGATGAAAGAGAGATTGAACATTGCATGAAAAGGCTTGTATCTACATTGAATTTGTCCAAAGAAGATTGGCTCCACTATCGTAAATGCGGCATTACCGGCACGGATGCCGGGGCTATCCTTGGCCTGAATCCCTATCGCTCCGCATTTCAAGTGTACCACGATAAAATCAGCGATACCATTGAAAATATCGACAACGAGGCCATGCGGCAAGGCCGTGACTTAGAGGATTATGTGGCGCAGCGCTTTTCCGAAGAAACAGGCTTTAAGGTGCGCCGTGCAAATGCCATTTACCAGAGCGAGGAGCATCCGCTGCTTCTGGCAGACTTCGACCGCCTGATCGTTGGGCAGAGAGCTGGATTGGAGTGCAAAACGGTTTCGCCCTTCTCTGCGGATAAGTGGGCGGATGGGAAAATCCCGGCTCACTATCTGGCGCAGGTTGACCACTACTTAGCTGTTAGTGGTTTCGACTGCTGGTATGTGGCGGCTTTGATTTTTGGCAGAGAGCTGGTGATTCACAAGATCGTGACAGATAAGCAGGTGCTTTCTGATCTCATTGATAAGGAAGAACGTTTCTGGACGAACCATGTTGTGCCCCAGATTCCTCCTGCACCCAACGGTTGCGATTGTGACACCCAGCAGATCAACCAGCTTTATGAGGTAAACAACCGGGACAAGACCGCTGACCTTAGTGCTCTGCATGGACTTCTGGACAAGCGACAGGAGCTTTCCACCCAAATCGAGCAGATGGAGCAGGAGAAAACGGCTATCGAGCAGCAGGTCAAGCTGCAAATGCAGGATGCTGCCTATGGCACAGCA